AAAGTCTGGGCTAATGCCGTCTTGGACTAGCGATCCGCTTGGTATGCCAGATCCTGATGAAACCAAGTCACTTCTAAGGTACATCGAGAACCAAAAATGGCAAAAATAGCGGGTGGCTTGGGCCACAGGCCGACAGCAAAGCTGGCAGACCTAGAAGACGAGTTGGAGCGTAAGGCGCAACAAGATGCGCGCGAGTTTGAGAAGGCGAAAAAAGATGGACTATGAGATAAACGAAATGGCCTCCGAGCTCGAGGCTGAACTGAACCCGGACGTCATGGACGATCAGGAGCTGCAAGGCATCGTCGGCAACGAGATCGACGACGCCATAGACTTCATCGACAACTGGGTCTCCCCGATCCGAGCCACCGCGACGCAATACTACCGGGGTGAGCCGTTTGGTGACGAGGAAGAGGGTCGCAGCCAAGTGGTCAGCATGGACGTACGGGATACCGTACAGGCGATCATGCCGTCCCTGATGCGCATCTTCAACGGGTCCGACCGCACCGTCGAATACGTCCCGCAGAACGCGGAGGACGTGCCGGCGGCAAAGCAGGCCACCGAGTACGCCAACTTCATCATCAACCGCGACAACCGCGGCTTCATGGAGATGCACAGCGCGTTTATGGACGCGCTGGTGCGCAAGGTCGGCATCCTCAAGTGTTACTGGGAAGACAAGACCGAGTTTGACACAATCGAATACACCGGCGTCGATGACACCGCTCTGGCTGCGCTCATGGCTGACCCAGCCGCCGAGGTTGACATTACCGTGAGCACGCCGGTCGGCGAGCCGCAGATCGACCCTGCGACTGGCCAGATCATCATGCCGCCCATGTCACACGACCTGCGCGTCACCTACACCCGGCCAGACGGACGCGTGAAGGTGGAGGCTCTGCCGCCGGAGGAGTTCCTGATCTCCCGCGAGGCTAAATCCGTTGAGGAAGCCGACTACGTTGCGCACCGCCGCATCGTGACTGTCTCTGAGCTTGTATCTATGGGATACGACTACGACGAGGTCTACAACCTGTCATCGACCCACGACGACATGGACACCAACGTCGAGCGCAACACGCGCAACCCGGCATTGTCAAACGACATGAATGCGCGCCAAGATCCGGCTATGCGTAAGGTGCTATATGTCGAAAACTACATCCGAGTTGACTACGACGGAGACGGCATCGCCGAGCTGCGCAAGATCTGCACCGGCGGAGATGGCAACGTCATTCTCAACAACGAGCCGTGCGACATGGCGCCATTCGCAACACTCTGCCCAGACCCCGAGCCGCACGACTTTTTCGGCATGTCCGTCGCCGACACCGTGATGGACATCCAGCGCATCAAGTCAGTCGTCATGCGCAACTCTCTGGACAGCCTAAGCCTGAGCATTCATCCTCGCGTTGCAGTCGTCGAGGGCATGGTCAACATGGATGACGCCATGAACACAGAGATGGGTTCAATCGTCCGCCAGCGCGCTCCGGGCTCGATCCAACAGCTCACCGTGCCGTTTGTAGGTCAGCAGGCATTCCCGGTCCTGAACTACATGGACGAGGTCAAGGAGGCCCGCACAGGCATTTCCAAGGCGTCTATGGGTTTAGACGCCGGCGCCCTACAGTCTAGCACTGCAACGGCTGTGGCAGCCACTGTGAGCGCCGCACAGCAACACATTGAGATGATTGCTAGGGTGTTCGCTGAAACCGGCGTAAAGCGCCTGTACGAGCTTGTCCTGTACAACATCACCACGCACCAAGATAAGGCGCGGATGATCCGCTTGAACAACGACTTCATTGAAATCGACCCGAGGGTCTGGGACGCCAACATGGACGTATCTGTCAACGTAGCCCTCGGCCGCGGAACTGACACTGAGCGGATGATGATGCTGCGCCAGATCGGCGAAATGCAGAAGGAAGCCATGTCGACGATGGGTCCGAATAACCCGCTGACCGACATCGCCAAGCTGAGCAACACGCTCAAGGAGATGACGTCTCTGGCTGGCTTCAAGGACACGTCGCAGTTCTGGAGCGATCCTGCGAAATTCCAGCCGCCACCGCCAGACAACAAGCCAGACATCAACGAGCAGCTGATACAGGTTCAGATCCAACAGATACAGGCTGACATGCAGAAGAAGGCGGCAGACCTTCAGCTGAAGCGCGAGCAGATGATGATGGAAGACGACCGCAAGCGCGACGAGCTCGAGGCCGACATCCGCGTCAAGGCGGAGGAGCTGAAGGCGAAGTACGGCACGCAGCTTGACGTCGCCCAGATCCGGGCCGACATGGCGATCAACCGCGAAGTGATGAAGGCTCAGGCTGACATAATCACGGAGGCGACGCGTGAAGACTAAGCAGCAGATCATCACGGACGGCAAGCAGGCGGAGCGCCTGCTCGCTGACACTGATTTGCTTCGGTTTCTTGAGGAAGCCGAGGCGGATTGCTGGACGCAGTTTAAGGCAACTGGCCCCAGTGACACCGACGGCCGAGAGGCTGTTTACATGAAGTTGCGCGGAATTGACATGGTTCGCCAGTCGCTGCGCAGCATGGTTGATAACGCTACTATTGAAATGAAGCTCAAAAAGTAGCATAATAGAGGAAGAAAGAGATGTCAGACAACAGCACCCCGCAAGGGACTGACCTGTACAGCGCTCAGAATGCAATCAGAAGTATGCTCACGCCCCAAGAGGATAACGTGACGACGGACGATGCGCTTGAGGCAGAAGCCGCGCAAGTGGACGAAGCCGAAATGCCGGAAGGCCAAGAGGACGGGTATGAGGCGCAAGCTGATAACTCTGCCGTTGAGGGGTCTGAAAGCGATCTGGACGACGAAGGCGACGATGACGGCGACCAATATGGATCTCTTGATTTGTCCACGACCATTGAGGTCGATGGCGAAGAGATAACCATTGAGGAGCTGCGCAGCGGACACCTACGGCAGAAGGACTACACGCGTAAAACTCAGGAGCTCGCCGAAAACCGAAAGGCTATGGAAGCGCAGTATCAGGAGATTGAACGCGAGCGTGCTGAATATGCGCAACTACTGCCGGCAATGGCAGAGCGCATCCAACAGGCAGCGGAACAGGAGCCGGACTGGGACACTCTGTATGACACAGACCCCGTAATGGCAGCGAAGGCGGAACGTCAGTGGCGGAAGGAGCAGGAGGGGCGCACCGCGCAACTTCAGGCCGTCCAAGCTGAGCAGCAAAGAATGCAACAGATTGCAGCGCAGAAGCAAGAGCAGATGCAGCAATCGTATTTGGAGCAGCAGCGTCATATCTTGCCTGACATCATCCCCGAGTGGCGTGACAGCAAAGTCGCTGCCACGGAAGCAACCCAAATACGGGACTTCCTACTCGGCGAAGGTTTCAGCGAGCAGGACGTTAGCGGGATGTCAAATGCAACGCTTGTGAAGCTAGCAAGGAAAGCCATGTTATATGATCGTGGAGAAACGCGGGCCAACGAGGTTAAAGCTAAACCTAAGAAGTCGCGCGCCAAGACATTGAAATCGGGTTCCAGAGCGTCACAGCCTAAACGCACCTCAGCAGCACAGGAAGCGCAGAACCGCGCACGAAAAACTGGTCGCGTCAACGACGCCGCGGCCGCAATTAAAGCCTTGCTATAGGAGCATAAACTATGACTATCATTGCAAACACCTTTACGTCTTTTGACGCCAAGGGTATCCGAGAAGAATTAGCTAATGTTATCAGTAACATAGCCCCAGAAGAAACACCTTTCACATCCAACGTCGGCTCCGAAAATGTGTCGAACACATTTTTTGAGTGGCAGGTTGATGACTTGTCTGCTGTTGACACCACTGCGATTATTGACGGCGACGATGTTGCATCGTTTGACGCCACTACCGCCACCGTCCGCGTGGGTAACTACACACAGATCCGTCGTCGCAGCATGATTATTGCTGACAACCTCGGCTTCCAAGACTTGGCTGGCCGCAACGATGAAGTTGCATATCAGCTCGCCAAGCGCGGCAAGGAGATAAAGCGCGATTTGGAAACAATCTACACAGGCAACACAGCCCGTTCCGCCGGTTCAGCTTCCGCTGGTCGCGTAACTGCTGGTTTGGGTGCGTGGGTTGCAACCAACGTCAAC